TTAGAGGATTAATATGCCAGAGATACTTAAAACATTATCAGAATTAGATGTAAAGGTTTTCTCGATTAGTAAGAAAGACAATGGTATTATAGAAATAGCATTAGATATAGTTTCTTATACACAAAAAAACTGTACAATTAATCAGTTCCAAGTTAAGATGGCTGATGGTAATTGGTATCCTTGTGCTTATAATGCCGCTGATTTAATTAATATTGAATTAACTAATGAGGTAACACGTGTAATACTAAAATGGAATGCGTTATACGATTTGGGTTGTATGCGAATGAGGGATAGTGTAAGTATTAGATTTTCTTTTATTGATAGAATACCAGAAGAAGGAGTGGGTAGGGATACTGGTTTCTATTACCTTAATATTAAAGATGTTAATTTTACACATCTACTTATTGAAAAATTACCACCTTACTTTGACCCATATTTAAGATTTGAGTTTAAGATGAGGGCTATAAATCATAAATGCCATAGTCATTATCAAATAGAAATAGACACATCTCCAGTATTTAATTCTCCCGATTACCGCATCTTTGATAGTATGAATAATCCTGAGTATTGGTTAGCTGATAATGAGGCATTTCCCGTATATGGTGTAAAGAATAATATTGCCCATAAGATTGTATTCTTTAATCCTGCGCTAACTAGTTACAGTATAGGAAAATATTATTATCGAATAGTACCAATAGTATTTACTAACTGGGTTGTTATTGAAAATCCCGTTGATGGTTTAGTACTCATTGGTAACAATATTGATGTAAATGGGTATGTTATAAATTTTGAAAATGAGTGAGGTGAGTATGGAAAATGATGAAAAAAAATATTGTAAGATTTCTTTTAGTGGTTGGTTAAATCTACTTATTACTATTGTTGGTATAGGAATAATGATTTATGTAATGTCATTGAGAGCTTCTGATATGAGTTTGTCTAATCTAAGTGATATACAAAAACTAAAAGAACAAGTTGAAAAACACGAAGTATCAATCGCTGTAATTCAGCAGTCTTTACAAAACATACAAGATAATCAGCAAATTCAATCGGCTGATATAAAAGAACGATTTAAAGAACTGAATAATAAGATTGATGCTTTACCTAAAAAAATGGAGACAAGATGAAGATAAGAAGGTTTATCTTGGCGGCATCTGCTATAAGGGACATAATTGAAGAGTATTATAGAGATACTCGATTGGGTTCGGATGGTGGCAGAAAGCTGACCAAAACAGAACAGAAGAACTTAGCCTATGCTTGCATAGAAGCTATTGTTTATGTTGTGGTTGGTAAAGAAACAAATAAAAAATAGGAGGTTGTTATGATGGATTTTTTAAAGAATGCGTTTCAATCTGACGTTATTGCGGGGGTTGCCAATGTGCTAATTGTCTTAGTGCCAGCAATCGCTACTTTCTTTCTTGGTATGAAGAAATACAGTAACAAAGCAAAACTGTATATGGGGCTTGTAAAAGAATGTATTGATTTACTGGATGCTATATCAGATAGTTTGCAGGAGAGTAGCGAATCTGGAAAGAAAATTAGTAACAAAGAAATGAGTCGAATAATGAAAGAAATAAAAGAGATAGAATGCAAGTGGGAACAGATAAGACATAAAGAGGTTGCGAATGAAGAATGTTCTAATTAAGAGGGTTTGTCATAATAACGATGGTGTATTTGGGGTTATGATGATAGAAAATAATCCTAGATTTGTTACTGTCGAGCCCAAGTGGTTGGGTAATTATAAGAGTATATCTTGTATTCCTGTGGGTACATATACTTGTAAGATGACTAAATCTCCACGCTTTGGAGAGACTTACGAGATTACTAATGTGCCAGACAGAAGTAATATTCTTATTCACTGGGGTAATTTTTCTCGTGATACTGAAGGTTGTGTTATAGTTGGTAGTGGATTTGATTATGATTTGCGAAATGGTTCTTACATAACTAATTCGGTAGATGCTTTTAGGCGGTTTATGAATTTGATGCAGAAAGAAGAATTTACTCTTGTTATTGAAGATGTTGATAAAATATCGGTATTACAAGAGAAGACAAAGAAGGGTGGAAAAAGTTGAGTGAAGAAGCCAATAAAAGATTGAGAAAAGAATGCCCGCTATGTGGCTCTACGTTGAATATGCGAGGAGTTCGTAATAATGCCCAACGTTACGTCTGCCCTAAGTGTAGGAAATGGTTTACCGCTGGTAAAAACACCGATATAGAAATATTGAAGGACAATCCTGAGAGGTTAGTATTCAATAATTTCAAGGAATTTACCAGAATGGTAATACTATCAGATATGCACTGTGGACATTTTTTCGGACTAACTCCTGAACAATGGCATCTAAGATTACTAACTGGGAATAAAATTCCTGTAATTGGCGGGAATGCAGATGACCAAGAAGCTATTGCTGAGTTTCAGCGACAGTCTTGGAACTGGTTCTGCGATACTCTAGATTCCATTAAGCCAGTAAATATACTTGTAGTTAATGGCGATGCTATTGATGGACGTGGAGAACGTAGCGGGCAGACTGAATTAATTGCGTCTGATAGACTTACTCAATGCAATATGGCGCAAGAAGTTATTAGGCAAGTAGATGCTGAAAATATCTATATGACTTATGGGACACCATATCATACTGGTAATATAGAAGATTTTGAAAATGTGATAGCCAATAATTGTAATGCGCATTGTATAAGACCGCATTTAAGACTAAAGGTGCGAGATACTGTATTTAGTATTAAGCATTACGCTCCGCATAGTAACGCTACTTATGGATTTGCCACACCTCTATTGAGAGAGGCGGTAGATAAAATGTTAGATGGTATCTATGATGGAGAACAGTATGATGTAATTGTGAGAAGTCATATTCATCGTGGTATCTACATTGATAGTGCGGGAATGCCGAAAGTAATAATTACGCCAGCATTGCAGTATGGTTCTAAATACGGTCGTAAGCAATTTCGCACTAATCTATCCTACGGTTTTACTGTGATAGATGTATTTAATAACAATGTAATCCATAACAAGTTTTATACTGTTAGTGTAAAACCTAAAACTGAACAGATAATATATGCGTAACGAATTAGAAAGGATGTTAGATGATGGTATTCCGTTCTCTAAAGCTAAACAAGTATTAAAGGGACGACGTGATGATAGTCGTAAGAGAGATGAGAAACGTTATAAAACAAGAATAAAAAAACAAAAAAGAGGAAAACGATGATAAAGATAAAAATTAAGATTAAAGGCAAATGGGTAGAACTTACACCACAAGAGTTTACAGAACTTAGTCGTGAGATTTTGGGAATATTTAATGACAATAGTAAAATTCCTACACTTCTGCCACCATATCAGCCAGATATAGCACCATATAAGCCAGAGGAAATACCGTATAAACCAGATATATATCCGTATTATCCAGATGTAGTTCCCTATACGCCATACACACCACGTATTGCACCATCCACAGCACCATTTACACCATATATACCCCTATATACTATTACGTGTAGTTCAAAAACTTTTGATTCTTCAGGTATGGCTAGGAGTTAATATGTGGACTATAATTTTAATTATCAGTATATTGGTTTGGGCATTATCTCGAGGGTGCACTGAGGGATATAAGTGGGCAACCGATGAACGCTGTGAGAATAATAGGTTTGTATGTGGTAGATTTGAGACAAATCCACACGCTTTTTTAGATTACCATTCGTGGCGTTATGTAGAAGCTATTACCTATATTGTGGGTTTATTAGTTGCATCTAAATTTGAATTATCTTTATGGTTATTTTTAACAATATTTGGAACTTATTTATTTAGTATCTATGCTATTTACGAGAGGGTATTGAATAAGATTGTGTATGATAAATACTGGTATCCCCAGAAGGGAGACTTCTATATCTTTGGTTTCAATATCAAAAATAGTTCAGCTAGAGAAAGGTTCTTTATTGTTTTAGGTTTAGTATTGGCGTTAATTGGCATATTGAAGGGATTATAAATGAGTAGAATAATTTCCAAGTCAACTAATTTTTTACGTGGTTCATTTTGCGGGACAGACCCGATGGATATTCCTGAAGATGGGGCGTATAGTATTGTTAATGCCGAGATGAATCAAAGTCTTGGAATAGTTTCCTCAATGCCAAAGGATAAGTGGGTAGATACTATTACTAATACTGAAATTCCCATTAATACCTCAATGAAAGTTATGGATTCCTATATCTATAAGTATGATAATTATCAGATACAATTAATAATTTACAGAACAACATCTGACAATTATACAATGTGTATAATTTATGAGTGTGGAACTGATGTGCAGAAATATAATGTGACAATAGCTCCAGCTGATTCATATACATTTATTCAGTCTCCAGATGGTAGTGTGCGTATAATTGCCAAGAGTGGGAATGCGGTAAAAAATTATTACTTTAAGTGGGGTGGATATAAAAGACTGGCATATACAAAGCATACATTAGAAGCACCTCTCTATATATTTGAAGAGAATAAGATAGATACAATGCTTTATGATGGTGCTATTTCAAATGTGGTTGTAAGTGGTGATTATAGTTATGCAATAGCAGAAGGCGGGCATTACATATTAAAGTGTAAGAATAACGTTAATGGTATTGAAAGTATTAGAGAATCTTATTCATATACTTATTTTACTCATCCTGTAAGAATAAGAATTAGTTCTGGTTTTCTAATGGTATTAGATGATATAGAAAAAAGAATAAAAATAATAAACGCAGATTATCGTTTTGGTACTAGTGATGAGTTAGTAAAAGATTTGGATTTGTGCACTATATTTTCAGGTATATCAACATATAGTATTATACCTAATTATATGCTAATGGACTTTGATGGTATGTTTGAGTACCTAACTTTTACATTTGCTTTTATTTATGAGGGTAGTGACCGTAGTTTACTAGGAATGTTTAAATATGGAATAAGTTCAGGAACAACTACTCAAATGATTGTTTATCAACTTAATGATGTAATAGAAGAGAGTGGATGGCAAAACTCATATTCCAATAGACATTTTACAGATGGTTTGTCTTATGGTGCAGGTTATATACCACGAATGGAAACTGGTGGAACAGATACTACTGGTGCTACAAATTGGTGGGCATCTGGTAGATTAAATATGTCTTATGATAATAATGGTACGAGAATTTCTAATTATGGCTGGAGTTGTGTAAAAATTATAAAGACCTCGTTCAGTGGAAATACATATTTCTTAGTTACTGTTGGTTTAAATGGTTTGAAGTCTCCCATTCCTTTTTCTATTCCAACTGATAAAACTCACGGAAGTATTATAACTTATTGTGTTAAAGATTCTGGCGGCGTATTTGCTTCTGATGCTATTTCTACTTTTAGATTTACCGATGGTATTGGATTCAAGGGTTTTGCTCCCATAGCATTTCCACAAGACAAATCAATACCTGATGCTGGAGTTCATACTTTTTCTTTAATAATAGATATACATAGTGAATATACTGGTGGACAACTTAAACTAACTATTTTTACCCTTGAAATAAATAGGTCTGATGGTAGTCAAGCACCCATACTGGGTAGAACTGAAATTTATTCAATTTTTAATCCAACTTTATCCCCACCAATTCTGAATAATGCGATTGATGGGGATATTGATTTTTATGGATTTATGTCGTATTCTGTGGAACGTTATGTAACTACTCGTTGTAGGGTTTCCGTTACTGGTAATACTGCTTACTTTCCTGGCGGTGGTTATCCTGCTTGGTTTTCTCTTACTAGTGATAATGTACTTAAATATATATACAATGCAATGAATATAGATATTACATCACATCTTTTTAATCCCAATGCTACCAAGAAATTATTTATTGCATTTTCTCTACAATATGATGGATACCAAAGAGGTGCACTTTCTAATCCTTATGTTGTTATTGTTGATGATAGTAACGAATATAGTTATTACTTGTCAATAAAACCCAATGTAAGCACAGCCGTAAAACGTATTACGGGTATAGATGTTTGGGGTAGTATTAGTGAAAGTGTTAAATCATCATATAGACAGGGTTTATATTATCTATGTCTAAATGTTCCATTCTTAACCGAAGATTATGATAATCTTAATATTGTAATGTCTCGTGCATTTTCAACGGATTATTATCCTATCGATGATATGTATTTATTTAAAGTAGAACATAGTAAACTAACAAGTAGTTCCTATGAAGATATTACTGATATACCCGAAGAAACACCTAATCAAGCATTTGTATATCGTCAAGCAGTTGTAGGTGGTGGCAAATGTTTCGCTAGTAATATAGAGAAGACTAAATTGTTAAAGGATTGCTATAATTATTTATTTCGTAGTGTGGCTAATAGTTTTGATATGTTTAACTGGGGTGAAGAATATGCAAAGTTACCACTACGTAGTTCAGTAACAGGGATGGGATACTATAATGGGAGAGTAATAGTATTTGATAAGACTACTATGATAGTAGTAAACGCCGCTTCGTTATCTATTGAAGATGTATTTGAAGGTATTGGATGTTGTGCAGAGCAGTCTGTTCTTAGCACAAAATATGGTTTATTTTGGGCGGACTGCGGTGGAATATATTTATGGGATGGTGGTATTCCACAACGTATTAGTGATAATATTAATAGGGATGCAAATGGAGAAGGGACTACTCATTTTGGTTGGTTAGATAGAACTGATACAGAAAAGGAAGGCACAAAAATTCTATTTGATAATGTCAATTTACGACTAATAATTACATCGGGTAGCGTTGGATATTTCTTTTATATCCAATGGAAATCTTGGCTTTTCTTTACAAACAGTATTTCTTTCCGAGCAGATGGTTCTTCTACAAAGATGGTTGCTAGTCCAAAAGGTGAGTTTTTCATATATGTATATGTAAAACTATCAGAAGAAGCCACGTATTGTAAGTTACAAAAATACTTATTTGCAGGTGAAAGTAATAGTTATAGAGAAGGGAAAATTATTACTAGGACAGAAATAGGTGGTAGTAATGTATTGCAGAAGAATTTTTCTTATCTACGTCTTAATACTTCTTCTTATGATGGTATAAGTAATAATATTAAATATCAATGTTCAAAAGATATGGATTTTCATTCTGTATTTGAATACTCTGATTTCAGTATAGATTCTTCTGTATATAATTTTGTGACTATTAAACCATCTAGTAACAAGACTGCCTCACGGGGAATCTACTGGATAAGATTTATGTTTGTATTACCATCGGGTAGTACTCGTCGTAATATTGGTGGATATGAATTAGCAATGCGAAATTTTAGGATAAATTAATATGAATAATTTTTTAGAAACGAATCATCAACCTAATGTAGATAACAAGAATGAGTTATTTCAGGCTTTTAAAAGAGTTTATGATATTATTAATGAAAATAGTGGAAAGATAAATACTATGTTTGATATTATCTCCGTAGATGAGAATCCTGCTAATAAATGTCCTCTAAAAAATAGTGATAGCGGGTTTATCAAAGTAGTACAGTATAAAGATACTTGTTATTTGTATGTAAAAGTATCTAATGGATGGAAAAAAATTTTATTAACGTAGGAGGTGAATATGCCGTTTAGTCCTTTATCAATTGTGGGAATGTCATTGGGAAATATATTAGCAGGTGAGTTATCAGCTCAATCAGCTAAGAGCACTTATAATAAGTCTATTAGAGATTTAAAAAAATCTGGTGCTTATAAAGATGCTAGTAGCGCAATAGATATGTTACTTAATATGGCTATGACTGATACGTCAGGCGATTATTATAAAAGCGTTATGGAAGCCCAAAGTGGTCTTATACGTGGTCAGATGGCTGAGGCTGAGAGTATAGCAAAGTCTGGCGGTATTAGTTCTGGTTTACTATCTATGCAACGCAGAAATGCTATGAGTGCCGTAGCTAGTAGTACTGGAGAACAATTACGCCAATACCGTATGCAAGACTTATCAAGACAGCAATCTGCGGCTGGAGCGGCAGGGCAATTAGCAGAAGGTCAGGCTAGTATGTTACAGGGGTTACTTGGTGGTAGAGCCGCTAGTATGGCTGGTGCTAGACAAGAGGGTATAATGGGTGCGGCTAACACAGCGGGGTCTATGTTTTTAAGCAATAAACAAAAGACTTTAGGTGATTTTATGCCACAAATACTGAAAATATTAGAGAACGGAACTGGCGTAGCTAATAATAATGCGACATCAAATTCTTCTATGAAGTTATTTGGAGATAATTTTAATCTTGGTAAAGCTTTAATGCAAGTTGGTAAATCAACTATACCGACTGGTAGTAATACGGGTTTTGGTAATGAACCACCTGACTTAGCACCATTAGTTGAACTGACAATATCACCAGCAAAAAGTCCATTGTCAGTTCAACGAGAAAATTCTTCTGCTCAGATGTCAGATATTGGAGTAATACCAGATTTTTTAGGTACTAGTATAGGTAATGTTGCGGGGAATACAGGAACGCCAAAAAAGAAATTAGGTAATATATTTACTAACGCATACGAAGATATAGCAAATTTTCTAAAGAATTTATTTGGGGGATAATAATATGGCAGAATTAAAAATATCTGAATATATAATGCAAGCTAAGCAATCGAGGGAAAACCTCGAGAACAATCTTGCTAATGTGCTTATATCGGCTATCTTCCAGCAAAATATGGCTAAACTAAATGCTAAATTACAACAGGAAGCATACTTGGCACAAAGAGAATTTGATTACTATTTAACAAGACGCAATGTTATGAGCGAATTGGGACTTAGTGATTTACAGGAAGTATCTGATATTGACTCAATAATACAAACTGTAAATTCTTCTGAATCTGAAATTGGTGTAAATAAAGCAAGAGAAATTTATCGAAAGAGTGCTGGAGAATTAGATAGAATTGCGGCAAGACACCAAGATATAGCTAGACAATTTAATAATTTGTTATCCGATTTGCTTGTGCGACGCAAGGATACAGACCAACCAATAAGTCTTGAAGATTTAGATAATATAGAAAAAAAGATTATCAAAGATAATAAATTTTCCAAAGATGATTTAGTAATATTAAATGCGGTAAAAAACAGGGTAAATCTGGCAGATGTTCAAACATCATTACTAAATATGCAAAGTACCAAGACAAATATGGAAGTCGCTAAATCACAGGCATTCGTAAATATTGAACAGGGAAAATATTTTGGTAAGCAAGCAGAAGAATTAGGTCGGATTCCACCCTCGCTAGTTGTTCCATTTTTGGAATATCTCGGTCTCCAAACTCAACGGTATGTAACAAACTTTAAGAATTATGCCTTTGTAAATGGTAAAGCAAATGAAGGATTAGTAAAGAGAGTTTTTGGAAATCAAATGGTAGTAGATAAAAATAATAACAGACGTGTAATTTCATACAAACGAGTATATCCCTATGTAGCTAGTGGAGATTATGAGGGGTTTCTTAAGCTTCTAAAAGAGCATAATGTAGATATTGCTAATAATACAAATCCAATAGTTCAGTCAGCATATTTAGCTAGTATATCGCAACAAAAAGAACGTATGTTTTTTGAGGAATTAAAAGACCAATACAACGACGTTCCATCAGTAAAAAATTGGTTTAATGCTAAGGCTAATAACCAATCAAATAGTCAGATGAATACCAATACTAAACTTAATCTTAATTCTAACTCTAACCCTAATTTTAACTCTAATCAGTTATATCTTGGAGATATGATGAACAATTCTTTTCCTCTTAGTAGTGCTTTAGGTATGCAAAATCAACAACCTCAGAATGAGTTACTAGAACTTGTACCAGTTGAATCAACCACAGGTGTAGCTCCCGCACGTGGTATAGTAATGCCAACAGTCTTAGCAAATATGCCCTATTATGGGACTATGTTAGAATTTGGAATCTTAGGAAGAAATCTGGTTAGGTAATCTCTTTGGATTGCCATCATTTCATCACCCAGTAGATGGAGGACAATAGAATGGATAATAAAAACGGGTATAGTTCTTTTGTAAATCGGTCTAATAGTTTTGTAAATCAACCCAGTGATTTTGTAAATGCTGATAGTAGTTTACTTAGTTATTTGGGTGCTGGTTTTACTATTGGTGAAATTAGTTTATTACAGCAGGGATATAGCCCTATGCAAATTTTTCAGCAATATGAAGGGAATGTAAGCCCTGCAATGGGGAGAGAAGCTGAAAAAGAATATCAATTACAACAAGAATATATTAGACAAGCACGAATAGCTCAAACGATACAGCAAAATGCTGTTAATACAGCTATGCCATCATCTCAATCAGTAGAAAATCAACGGGTGCAAACTCTAATGCAAATGAAGCAAATTCAGGAACAGCGAAGACAAGCACAGTTACAGGGACAGATGGGACTTCAGTATCCTCAACAAGGAATGGGAGTTGACCAGCAAGGGCAACCATCTGATACACCTGTTCCATTGCCAAAAGCAATAGAATCAGATATGGCAGGGGCTAGGTTTTATCAAAGTCCGACTACTCCAGTTCCATTTGTAGGTGGACAACAAAATGTCATTCTTGATGTGCTAGGTATGTTCGCTTGGAGTTTTGCTGAAGAATGGACTATGGGATTGATTAATATTATTCCTGGCATAAAAGAACTACGTCCAGTTGCCGATACTAAAGCAGGTCGTATAGCTGGTACACTTGGTAGGGTAGCAGGAATAGGCACTGAATTACTGATACCTACTGGTATTATGAGTACGGTTGGTAAGGGAACAAAATTAGCGAGTAGAGAAGTAACAAAGAGAACAGCAGAAGTAGCAACTAAAAATGTTGTTGCACGTGGTTTAAAGGAGAAAGTAGCTAAAGAAATAGTAGAAGAAATAGTAGAAGAAGCAGGAGAAACTGTATTTGGTACTGGGGTAAAAGTAGCAGTAACTAAAGTGGGATTGGCTAATAAACCATCGGCACTAACAAGCTTGGCAAGACGAGCGGCTACTGGAAAAATCTCAGTTGAAGAAATGGGAAAGAAACTAAGTGCAAACTTTATTAGTAATTTAGAACAACAATTTGCTAAGCACGGTTTGCAAAACGTACTATCTCCAAATGAAATGGCATATATTAGTAAGATTGTCGTTGATACTTTTAATGATATTCCTACGGTAGATTTTGTTACTGGAATTACTAAGTATTTAGTTAAACGTAATATTCCTAATGCTACTGCTTTTGCAATTGGTAATGGTATAGAACGTGGTTTTCTTTTTGGTGTATCTGATTTAGTGCGTGGTACAATCTCTTCCTATGCTGATAATCCAGAAGCTACCTTTGGAGAGCATTTACAGCAGGGAGTTAGAAAGGGTGCAAGAAGTGCTTTAACTGGTACTTTTGCTGGTTTAATTTCTGCTATTCCAATGGGAAAAGAAACTAGTAGTCTCAATGATTTTCTTAATGCAACTTATGCTAAGATAAGTAATCCTAAACTATTACAACAAATGACTACTCAACAATTAAGTGTTAATCTAGATATGTTTCTCAGAGAAAATCCCAATAAAACTATTATATTTTCTAAGAAATTTCTAAGTGGATTAAGTGATGGTGATAGAAAAATCATCCAGTCATTTATATCCAAATCCGATGATGTGGTTTCATTAAGAACTATAAGAACCATAGAAGAAGCTTTGGGAAATTCTCCTGCCGCTAAAGATTTATTACTTGATGTTCATAAACAGTTACGCCGTGAGTTCGCTACTGAATTACAGCGGGGTGCTATATCTGGTGCTACCAGAGCTATTATGCCTAATTTAATGAAGATGGGATTAGGGTCTTTAGTTCTTAATGCTGATTTGTTAGTGTCGTTATCACGTGGTACTAATTTTATGGATGCCGATGAATTATTATTTCACTTTATTATGGGTGGTTATATGGCAAGAAGTAAATCCAACTGGGCTACTCACGATTACGATTCTCCCATCTTCGGTTCTGGACAGATGGATAGATTAAGATGGGGCTTAATGATAATGGGCGATAGAATAGATAATCCGATTCTTAATATTGGTGATATGGGTGCTCCTGAATATAATCATCTTTCTTATAATAACGATACGAATATTCAAAATGCTTTAAAGGTATTTGAAGAAAATAGAGGTATATTTAAACAGGGAGATAATGGTACTTCGATAGAAGAAAGATGGAATAATAGAACAAATAATCAGGGAAAGAGTGCCGCTGATATTAATATTCTTAAGGATGCTGATAAAAAGTATTATGATGTTTTTCATAGAGCCTGGTCTTTAATAAGAGCTTTTATTCCTGTTAATCAATATAAAGCACTTTCAGAAATAACAATGGAAGATGCTTTAAAAATTGGTAAAGAAATATCTGAGGGTAACAATGCAGAGTTAAATAAAATATTATCTAATGATATATTAACTAGACAATATATAGAAAGAGCTGTTAATGGAAGTGCTATGAATCTTCTTAGAATGGGATTTGATACACTTAAAAGAGCACTAGCTAAAATAGGTATTAATATTAACGACCTAAAAGAAGATGGCATAAGTGGTGTTGTCCCTACTTTTTTCACTAATAAAGAGGGAAGTAAAAATCCCCAATTACAAGAATTTTTAAGTTATATTCAGAATCTTGTAGATTTATATGCAGATGTAGGAGCTATAAGTAAGGGTGGAAATGGTGTTGCAATAGATACTCCTGAAAAAATACAGGATGCTTTAGAAGCTCTTAAAATAATTAAGGGTGTAGAAGAAGGAATGACTAATGATATATTTAAGAATACACTTAAATTTTCATTTAATAGTCCAGTATTTGCTACTTACATAAGGGGTGCATTAAACTATAATGTAATTGATAAAATTAGAGGAATAGCCACTGGTGAAAATCCTTCTTCGCCAGCTATAATATCTTATTTACACAGCATAGGAATACTAACTCCTGACAATAAAATCGCTAGTCAGGCAGTAAAAATAAAGTTTGCTGATAATGTAAGTCCTGAAGATAAAAATATAATTCTTGCTATGATTGATGTAGTGCGCACTAATTATAATTCAGATGATAATGTTGGTGGTGGTGAAATAAGTATTAGTGCTAAGCAGGTAAATGATTTTATCAAGGTATTGGAAAATAATAAATTCCCTACATCTAAAAATGCTGTTGATGTTTACAGAACCGCTTTTAATGATATTATTTTAACAAAGCTTGCTTCTGCTAATTTGGATTTGGAAGATGCCGTTAAAATAAATATCTTAGCGCAGAGTGGACTTTTTAATTTTGGGTTTTCGTCTTTATACAAAATTGAATTAGGTGCAAACATAGAAGAAGAATTGAGACAAAAAGTAGCAGAAGAGAATAAAATTGAATTACCTGAAGGAACTCCCAAGCCATCTGAAACTAGTGCTGGAGAAAAAGTAATAGTAAAATTAGTAGGTGGAGAGGGAATAGATATTGCTGATGCTAACTTTACACAAAAAGTAGAGTGGTATAATCAGATAGTACAAGAGCTATCTAAAAAGTATAATTTACCCATTCAAACTAAATATCTTGACAAAAAATCTATTAATTATGGTTATGCGTTAAATCAGTTTCTTGATACCTATGGGATTTTATCGAAATATATTACCGAAGATACAGCTAGTCAGTTTATAGGTACATTAGGTAGATTAAGTGCCGCAATAGGTTGGAATAATAAAATAGGTTTCTTAAGTAATTATCAATCTATGGCAGTTACTAATTATCTAATGAGTAAAAAATACTTGAACGCCGAAGATTTTTTTGTTGGTGAAGTTTCTGCTAGTATAGATGATTTAATAAAGCAGTTAAGACAAAGGTTTGGTAATAGTGGGAATGTAAATGTACTAATAGCAGGTTTAGAAGCAACACGAAACGAAGTAGAAAAAATAAAAGCAGAATCACAGAAGAAAAAAGTAGAACAAGCAAATAAAATAGGGCTACCCAGTCAAGAGCAGGGACAAGAAGAGGATGCTATAAGTACACTAGCTCAAAAGATGAGCCTATTTTTTGGTAGTCCAGAACAGCAAGATGTAATATTAATGGCACTAAAAGAAGCCAGTGAAAGTGGAATATTTAAGATTGGTGATGAAGAAATACCAGTTCAGATAATAGGTAAGAATATTATTAATAAAGTATTAGGTGTTGTAGATGAAGATGTAAGACGAATCCAAGCTGGTATGCTGGAGGAACTTCGTTTAAAAAGCGAACAAACAGAGAAAAACCTAAAATCATATCTTGAAAATGGGGTTGGAAATTCTAAAGACTATAATATTAATAATTTACCTAATCAAAAGAATATGTCACTTAAGACTGGAATTAGTGCTAGTGATGTAGAAACATTATTCTTGTCAGGCATAATGATTGACAGAAATACGGGGGCGTTAACGATTAATGATAATTTATATGATAACTTTACTAATTCATTAACATTTAAAGTTGGTAATAACGATATATCATTTGACCAATTAAAAGCTCTATCTAATAGTAACGATAGTAATGCCAATAAGGCACGGGAATTGGTTACTCAAACTAATAACTTTTATGCTGGCATTTTAGTATCTACTTTTAATTCCACTACTATTGATGAACTTTCTGCTTCTATTTTTAATAAGAGTATTACTCTAAGTAAAACTGGTAGGAAAGTCAAACATAGCAATCTTACTAAATGGTGGGCTAGTAACGGATTAGTATTTGAACGAGTAAATACCGAAATGAACTTAAGTGAAAATGGAAAACGCTCTGTTGTTGATACTGCGGAAAATATAGAATATCATACAAAGTTTCGGTATGTATTGGGTGGTTCTAATTCTAGAATTTCCGCTTTTGATGAAAATGGATTGCCAACTAATATTGGTAAGAGATTATTATATTCTTCAGGACATCCTAACTCTTTTTATGCCATAGAATTAACTGATAATAATATAGAAGTTATCAAAACAATGTTTAATAAGGCAATATCTGATATTAAACAATATACTGGTGAAACAATAAAGAATCCTTTACAGGGTAAAACTAATAAACAACTAAGTGATTCTGAATTATTTTTTATGTTGCACATTTCGCATTTGACACACACATTTGGAGCACAAGGGGCTAAGAAATTCTTATTTAATTCTGATAATCAAGATGGTTTTAAAATGCTGAAGTATCTTAAACAAGTAGAAAATAGAAATCTTACGCCAGAAAACTTAAGTTTAATAAAGCATATAGCTGAAAAGACTGGGGATAACGAAACGCTTCAAGCCATAAAGAATATATTCGGTGAAAAGCAAACTGAAACAGTTGGTATGATTGTGATAGATGATGGGGCGAAGGGGTCACCTTTTGATTTACAAACGTTATACACTGCTTATTGGACAAGGGATAAAGCCGCATCGGGAGTGGATGGTGCATTATTTGTTTCTAAAGATTTATATCGCATACTATCGGCTTATGGTGTTGATGATAGGAATAGTGGTGCTATTAAAGGTAATATTGTATCTAATGGTAGTAAAGATGGTATTATAATGATAGGCAAGGTTGCGATTTTTTATAGTCCTGATGTACAGGAATTGATATTTGATAAGAATAAAGGTGTTGATGTTGTTGCATTTAAGAGTGGTATTAAGTATTTAAATAGTGATACTGATGATTCGGTAAAGAATAAGGTAATAACTGGGATAAGTTCAATTGATGAAATAGGAAAACGTATATCACCACATACTATTTTACAGTTACAACTTGATTCTTTTCAGCATCAATATAATTTTGCCGAGAAAAGTCCTGCTTCTATTAGTAATCAGTATTCTAACTTTGTAGATAACCCATTGGTTTCACGGGACTTATACGATACATTTTCTAGAAGAGGAATAGAAATATTAAATGAAGTTCTGGAAAATATGAATGAAAGTCCTGAGTATGTTAATGCAATGTTACGTTTATATTTGGGAGTAGAGAATGGATTCGATGAAGATTTAAGTATTGACTCTAATATATCTCTTGCCAAGCGGATAATAATGTCATCACCATTTGCTACGCTTGATATGTTTGGTGATAGTATAAGAAACAATGCTGTAAAACGATTGTTTATTGACCGATACTTGCAAGGTCATAGCGAAAAGGGTGGTAAAGCAGTACTAGTGCCTTATGCACTTAGAAGACAAATAACTGGAGTTGATTTACCGCACGCTATTATTGACCCTGAAACTGGACAGCTTAGCCAATTTGGAGGTGTAGAATTACCTTACTATGCTGGTGATATAACTCTGAGCAAAGAAGACATTTCCTTTATTATTCATTATACTGACAATACCAAATCTGGTGAACCGATAGAACGGGAAAAACCAATTGATTTGGATACTGCAATAAAGATGTTCGGTAACGATATAGATTTTAGTAATTTTACTGTTAAATCTATAATGGATGTATTGGGCAATATTAACAAGCGTTTGGAAAAAAGTAAAGGTACACAGTTTACAGCATACAGTAAAAGAACGGTAGATGGTAAAGTAGTTCCAGTTCAGAGTATTGATTTGGCTACAATGATTTCTCGTTCTCCATCTGTTAAGCCCGATGATTTAGCGGTATTTAAAGTGAAGACTATATTAGACAAAAAGTATGGTAACACAATTTATTTCAATCCTCTCGACGTGAATTATACCTTAGAAGGTGATTATGATATAGATTCTGCTTCGTTCTTCTGGGGATTAACTCATAATAGTATGAAGCATTTTGCCAATAGAAAGCAAGTAGGTGCTATTGAAGCTAATGTTGAGAAACCCACTTATTTTTCTAAAAGATTATTTGATGCAAATCCAGAAGAATATTATAGAGAAATACAAAGGTATAAACAATATCAGGCAAAACAAACAAAATTGCGTGGAGCAAAGGTAAAAGTTGAGGCTATAAATGGTTATCTAAGAAACTCTAAATTTAAATTATCATATCTTGAAAATGGAAAACACGTAGTTATTGAGTATCGTGATAGTGATGATGCTATAAGGACAATAGCTAGTAATATACAAGCCTCCTTAGATTCTTATAACCAGATAGACCCACGTGAATTAGATATTGATTTACCTGATGTTCGTCGTAGATTATTATTTGAGAACGAATATATTGTAAATGGGAAAACACAGAAAGGATTATTCGTTAAGACTATTGATGGGCAAGAAGTAGAACTTACTAAACAAGAAATTGATTTAATTCAAAAAACAATAGTACCGTACTCTAAGTTAAGAACTCTAGCTACTGGTGTTTGGGATGATGGATTACCAGCAAAGTCAACCATAGATAATATTAAGGATTATGCGTATGACTATGGTATGTTTTTAACAGACCCGATAAAATATATTAAAAGACAATATGGTTATACCGCTTTTGCCAATGCTAAAAGTTCTAAAATTAATGCTTCAGACAGAGCTTTTCTTGACCAGATATTTGCTAATAATAATAATCCGTTTGCCGAATGGATGGGGAGATTAAATAACGAACAAGAGATGCAACCATTTGAACGCACTATAATTAATATGGGCAAAGCATTATCGAAAAAAAGAGAATATTTATTACCAGAATCGGAACATAGACAATTACTAGAAGGTGTTTTGGATGCAGAAAATATAGACCAATATGCTATTTATGTTCATAACAGATTGAAAACTTATGCTCAATTACAGGCACATATAAGATGGTTAAATAATACAATTCGGCGTAATAACTATACTCTAAGTCGTAGTGCTGGTATCTATGATGTAGAAAAACGCAACAGGATAGAAGCATATTATAGGAATTTGTCTTCGATATATTACAATTCTCTCCAAGAAAGTAAGAAATTATCTGCAAGCTTAAAACTGGATGTATTATCGTACAATTCTGAAGACTGGGTTACTGGGGCTTCTCAGGCACTAACAATGGGGTACTTTGGCAGACTTACTAGTGGTAGATTAGAACAAACTATAAATGATATTAAGCGATTAGAGCGCGAATTAATTAGTCTTAGTAACGATGCAGAGAACATAGATAGAACCGAAATACAAAAAAGAATCTACAATATATTAAAGGGCAAAGGAAAGCGTCCCAACACTATAACAGTACTTTTTCGACAAGTAGAAGGAAGTAATCTTGAAGAACAAGCAAGAGAAATACTTATTTCTCAAATGTATAATCCTGAAACTAATAGATTGGATATAGAAAATGTATTAAATAGAAGTATAATAGATGCTATTAGCAAAGAATCTGAGCAGGATGCTATTCTTATGCTGACCAATTATGCTATGCCTCGTGTAGATGAGAATGCAGTAATGGTATTGGATGGTATTCCAGTTCCTATGTATGTAGCTAACCGTAGAATGACAAGAATAATGCGGATACTAAATGACATAGCAAATGGAGAATATGCAGGGGAAGTACCAATTAGTAGAACAAAGGCAATAGAACTTATTGACCAGATTTCTAATATATACTCATATAACTATCACAAGATTAAGTTGAATAAAGTGTTTCCTATGGGTGATGATATGAGTAAATTTTATTCTACAAACAATCCATTTTATTATAGTCCCTCAATGACAAGACAGGTAGAGGAATTTTATGGAATTGGAATTACCAATATGGAACGTTCTTTAGCACAATTTCAACAAGAGCCTACTCTATTATCCAGATTAACAAAGGCTTGGACTTTATCAGGAATGATGTCATTTGAAACGTATTATTCTCTTGTGAATACAATTGCCAATAATATGCAGGAGGCTTATAGTGCTGGTAATTATTCGGCTGAAGTTGCTAAGTATATGCAAGAAGTGGTAGAACTAAGCAAAAAAGAACCTAGTGTGGTTAATGCCATTCTTAAAACTAGTTTGGCTCATAACTATTTTAAAGGTGTAAATATAGTTGATTTTGCTCGAAGTGGATGGAATGATAAAACTATTATTGCTACTGATTATCAAAAAATGGATAATGCTTTAAACCTTGATGGTGTTGTAACTCCTGATGGTACTAAAAAAGTAAATAAAAATTGTTTATAAGTAAGGAGAGTTTATGGCTATTTTATGTAATACATTAACAGAAGAGGAAGTCGAACGGCTAAAAAAACCATTTGGAATTATTAGACAGTCTTTGGATATATATAAACAAGATGAAGCCTTACAAAAGATGTTAGGTTATTCGGAAGGATTTCGTACGTTGATAAAGAATACTTTTCACGTGGACGTAGAAGACTTGCATACAATTACAATTACACCTTCACAAGCATTGGATTTTAAACAACGCATACAATCTATGCAGAAAGCCGTACATCGTGGTAATATTGGTAATGTAGCAGTTGATTTTTTTCTTCCTCGTTATATATCAGAAAAGCAACCATTTCTTAAAGAGTATTTTCAAAAGGTATCTAATATAGCCGCATTTTATCACGGTGCGCAAGATGAGTTGAGACGTGATTTTGAGGGACTGTATAAGATATTTGAAAGTACTATATTCAGTGAAACAGTAACAAAACAGGGTATAAAAAATCCGTTAGAATACTATACCAAGTTGGAAGAAGCATATAAAAGTGAAATTTACAAAGCCAATCATAGTGCTAATGAAGAACAAAAACATATTCATAATGAAAAAGCTTCCCAAATTAAACTGGCTATTGACCATTTCTTAAACGAAGAAGAAAGTGGAAAGATTTTTAGATTGTTTGTAAAAGCTATTGAGGGTGATAAAGAATCTCAAAAGCAATTGTTTAAGGATTATCCTACGGCTCAAGCGGCTATAATGCAATACAATGTAATTATGGATAAGTTATTCAAGCAGTTATCAGATGGATTTAGATTCTTTGAACAATTAACTAATAAAAGATTTGCTAGACAATATCCCGATGTACAAGAAAAGTTAAATAACATTAGTGAAACTCTGAAGAATATGAGACCGCAGAAAAAAGAAAATTACTTTCCTCACTTCTATTTATTTGCTCAATTAGCTCCTTATATTGATAATCTAAATAACATTAGTTATGGAAAAACCACTGGGGAAGTAAACTTGCAAGCACAATTAGATTCCATTCAAGGTATATTAAGTGGTCATACACAACATAGAATATCAGATAAACTGGAATACTCTGAAAATGTATTGCCTGTTATTAAGCGTTATATGGATGATGTTTTACGTTTTAATTATGTGAATAGGATGTGTCAAGAAACTGAAAATGCTTTATCTAAGTTGGCAGATATTCAGGCTAGGATGGGAAATAATGAAACTTTTACTAAGTATTTAGAATCACTACAAGATTTTATCTTAGCTACTCATTCATCGGCAACTGGCTTAAATATACAAAATAATTTTGGTGCATATAGAACTGTAAAAGTAATTCAATCTTTTATGTTTATGTCTAAATTGGGTGGTAATGTAAGAACATCGGTGCGTAATATTGCTAGTTCAGTAGGACTAATGCAAGAGTTTGGATTTAATGATTTACATAAATTATTAACTAGCATTGATAAATATAGTGTGCCCGATGGAAAGGGGGGATATATATCCTTACGTGATGAGATTCAACAAGATATGGAAAGTATAGGAATATTGTTTAAGTCTGCTGGCGAATTACATTTAGCTACGGAAGACTTGTACAAACAAGTAACAAGAGACAAAGAAGGTAATGTAGTAGAATATTCTCCCGATGATTGGGTAAGTGAATTAATTGCAATTACCAATAATGCTAATGCTAAGTTATCCAGATTATCATTACTTAATCAAACTGAAAATACTTTAAGACGTTGGAATTATACAGCCGCATTTATGAGAGCCTTTGAACTTATCTCTTCTGATAAAAACAGAATAACTACACTAAAGGAAAAACATAAGGGGAGTGATATATTTGGAACTAATAAGGCTGGAGAAAAAATTAAGATAGGAGTAGATGAGGATGGTTCATACTACGCTTGGCAAGATGTGATAAGGTTTGCTAAACAGATAGCCAGAACTTCTGTTTATGAATTACAGGGAGAATACACTGCTTTTGCTAAACCTAGAGCGGCACAAAGCCCTGTTGGTTCTGCATTATACACCTTCCAAAACTGGACTGTCCATCAATTACATTATCAAGGTAGAATATTTGCAAGAGGAATAAGAGACTTAGTAAATGGGGTGAGTTATAAACAATCGGATTACTTACCTAAAATGGCAAGAGGTATATTTGTTTGGCAAGTATTACCTTTGTTATTAAATCTTATTCCTGGTGCGGCAATAGGGAATCTAATTCAAAATGATGCTTATGATAAGTTAGAAACGGTAGCAACTGGTTTAGAAGCCTTACTTACAGGAGACGATAAAAAGTTACGAGAAAAGACTAAACAGATGGGATTGATTACTCAATTTCCTACTGCTTTTACTAGTGATTTAATTACCTATGCCTCATTAGCCAACCTTATAGATTTATCAGATGATAACTTCACAACTCTTATATTAGGCAAACGAGATTTTGGTGTTAATGATTTTAAAAAGGGAGAAGTATTAGTAAAGAGTATCAATACTGAAGCTGGGCGACTGTGGTATAACACTATTCCTGCTATTGTAAACAATAAAAACTCTGGTATTTGGCAAGGAATAGCAAATGAATTAGGAATCAGGTCTTACCAAAAGAAACTACCTACTTTTGTTACTGACTTTAGTGAAACTTACCAATCAGAAATACAACGAATATTAGATATACTACCTCAGCCTTATGTTCTTAGAGGTAGTTACAGATAATCGTTAATGCTAATATGAAGATACTTTTGGGTGGTATTGAAACTGGTGTGTCCCATAAGTAACGATGTCTGATGGATTCCTGCTACTTTTACCATTAATTCTTTTAGGGTAGTATTATTAACAACCTTATTGTTTATAAGTTTATGTTTTTCTAACCACTTAACACGTCTTAATTCTTGTTCTCGTTTTAAAGCTTCCCTCTTGTCTTTTGTGCCTAAAGATGTCTTACTATAATAATAGTAACCGTTTGGATGTTGCCACATTTTTATTCTCTATAAAGATAGCGTGCGAAAAAAGGGGTAGTCGAAAAGACTACCCCTACCACTTTAACAAGGAGTTCAAAGAACCCAAAAACAATATAAGATATTATTCTGTCCAATGCAAGCATTTTGAATGCACTGGCTCTTTGTAATCAGAGTGATGCTCTATGTCAACCACATACTCTACTGCTTTGTCATCGGGACTAATTGGTTCATTACATATAGCACACCTCTCTACATATTCTTGCATTATAGAAATCCTTTATTTAGATTATTGTTGTGAATTTTACTAAGGTATTTTTAGGGTATTTCTTACGTTCAAAACACCTAAATTACCGTTCTTTCTCTCTACGGAGCGTAGCGCAGTCGGGATTAGCGCACCTGAATGGGGTTCAGGGGGTCGGTATTCGACAAAATAAGTTTACTAAGGTAAAATAAGGGTAAACCCAACCTTCAGAAAGTTAGGCTTACCCTTACTGATTAATTAATTGTTTGCAAACTCCTGATAGATTTATCTAGATATTCCACAATCTTCATAGCCTTTTCCATATCTCCTGCATCATATTTGATTATCGAATCCAGTACTCTTTCAATATTAGTTTTTACACATTTAAGTTCAAAAACTATACGGTCTATATCTAGATGGTCTGTATCAGTTTCAGCCATTTGGATTGCCATCATTGTTATCCTCCGTTTGTTTTAGTGTTCCCCAATCAGATAAAATTGGATTGGGATTTTGTTTTATTGGATTGGGATTCTGCCAATGTAATTGAATATGTTTTCCATCACCTAATTTTAGGGCAAATACAAAATCATTTTCTCCCCTATCATCACGAAAGATACGTGGTAATACTGTTCTCACATCGCCACAGTATTTCTTAATATCAGTCTGATAATTATTTGCACTAGTGCGGTAAGGAGAACTTAAAAAGAAAAATGTTCGTACTTGCCCTTCTGGTGTGATTTCAACATATTTAATTGCCTCATTCCAATTTCTTCCTAAGATTCCAAATCTCATTTTTTTCCTTTCTTTTTTCGTTTTTGTTCTTTTATTTGTTCTTTCATAAAGTTGACAATCTCTTCTAACATCTCGATAGTATATTCATTTGTTCCTACTGATGTTATAAATTTGATAGAGTTGTCCTTCTTTAATATTCCAACACCTCCAATAAAGTTTATTCCAGAATAGAAATTCCAATATTTCTCATAAGGATTATAGTGGTACATATTAGGTTTTTTAACCTCCATATAATATCTCCTTTTTTTTGTTATTAGTTATTCAGTAACGGGTCGTACTGAATCTCTAGGTAAGCAAGTAACTTTATTACTAAAAAAGTTATACTTGGGTCTTACCCAGATTCTTCCCTTCTCAGGTTCATCAAGCAAGACTATGTAATCAAACCCGTTTTCACCTTTTACTATACTATTAGTCTTGCATTCTTCCACTTACTTAGTCTCCTAAAATTCTATGAGCCCTAGCCCGAACTTTTGATTTATCAGCAGAAGATAAACCTTTAGCCTTCGGTAGCATCTGCAAAGCTAGTTTTGCGTGCTTTTTATCAGGCATAGGAAAGCGATACTTTTGTCCCTCTTTACGATTAGGCTGGACAACAGTAGCACTTCTTTTTCTTGTAGATTGTGATAGTTTACCCATTTTTTCTCCTTTCATTTACGCCATACCATCCAATCAGAACAGCATCGGCATATTGTATTGGAAAGTTTACTTGGGGAAATAAACCCCTAGCTATATCATATAGCTTCTGTTTTCTTTCCTTCTTATCTTTTGGCAAATAACCGTAATATGATTGCCAAATCTTAGGCGGCACTAAGACTAATGGAATACCGTGAGCTATCAACATACCTTTCCAGTATCCAAAGTTTTCTCCAAAAGAAAACATACTTACTACTCCCTGTTTAGGGAAAGCGTGTACTTCTTCAATGAAAACTGTGGGAGAGTTAGCCTTGTATTTTATAATCTCATCATTCATTTTCCAATAATCCGTAAATGGAATTATGGTAATTAAATTAGAGTCTTCAAATACACTAACTCCCCCACTTTTTCCTATGTCAATTCCTAAAATCATTTGTCAATTCCTAAAATCATTTAATCAATAACGATTTGGTTTTGGGAACGATACCATATTCCGTCTTTCCCCCTGCCGCTATTACTCGTTTTCTCAATTCAGCATTATCATAACTAATTTCCACTTTTACACAATCCTCAGGAACTTTACTGGCATCAATTAAGTCCAGTTTTCCATCACGATTTACTACTGTGTAATTAGCGGCATTAGTTCTTAAGACTTTATTACCGCTAGAGTTTTCTTCCCCTACTGTTTCGATTAACATAATAGCCCGTTCCTCAATTCGTTTCCAAGCATTTTCCATAGATTGCTTCCGCTTTTTCAAACGCTGGATTTCATTCTGAAGAACCTCTATCTCGCCGTCAATAGCACCACATTGAGATTCTATTTTCCGTTTTACATAATAAATATTATCTGCTTTTTGCATTAATTGATTGATGACTTGTTGAATTTTATTATCAAAAACCATTCCTACTGATGCTCTATCTTCGTCGGGTGTGGCACTTAACGCTATATCTCTATCAATTTGTAGATTGGTATATTCATCAATCAGGTTTATGGTTGAAGGTAAATAGCTCATTACTTTCTCCTATAATTAATTTTGTTTCTATTTCTTGTAACACCTTAGAACAACAGTTCTGGCAAACTGCTATTCTTTGTTTTGGTTTTCCCTCTACAACTTTCCTCGTGTATGAAACCCGAAAGTCTTTTCCACCACATTTAGGACAAGAGTATCCCATCAATTTCTCCTACATTACTAAACTACTTAACGACATTACTCTACTATTATCGAAGTCTTCTTGAGAACATTTCAGGAATCGAAACGAATTAGTACTTTTAACATACTGAACGTTTAGATACTCACCATCTCGATTCTTGAAAAACTCTATTTTCTTTTCCTTTATACCAGGACTACCCCAAATACCAATCACCTTGTCTGAATCTGATTCAATGCTACCAGATTCTCTTCCAGCGTATAAGTCCAATATACCTGCTCGAGAATATGAACGACTAACTTGTGATAGTTGCACAATTATTACATCCATATTAATTGCTAACTGTTTAAGACGTCTGGTAATAGTCTTGATTTTATAGCGTTCGTTATTAGAACCAACATCAAGTAGTTCTATATAATCTACTACTACTAAACGTGGCTCATATTTCTTGATTTCTTCTTCTATTTTTTCAAGATTAGGGGATAGAACTCTTAAAAGAATATTAGATATTTGTGGTAGGGGAGCATTCTCCGTAGTACGAAACATTTCATTCACTTGTTCTTTTGTTTTATCTAAAACAATTTGTAACCACCTACGATACATCCTATCTACGGTCATCTCCATTGTGATAAACAAAGTAGGTAGCTGGCATTCAGGATGATAATGTCCATAAACATCGAAACCCGCACAAACATTCTGCATAAATGCGGTCTTTCCCACTCCTGTTAATCCAAATACAGTAACCAATTCACCTGGATATACTCGAGCATCGTTAGAGGTATTAAGAAGAACATCTAAATTTAGAGTTCTATACGAGTAATCTGTTCCTAATCTAGTGATGTAATGATTGTGCATTTGTTCATAATCGAGAACTTCGCAATCATAATCACGATTAGTATAATAGATACACTGTGGAGAACAATGTGATTGTAAGACTTCATCATTACAACCATATCTATATCCTTTATTATAAGTATTACTTACAATATGACGTAACTCCTCATCTGTAAATTGATGCTCAGATGTATCTCTTTCTAACCAATGTTTTACACCTGCTATACATATCTCTAATGGAAATCCGTGTCTCCGAAAATGGGACGCTAATCTCATTATTGTTATATGTCGGCATCCTGTTTGTGGTGGATTATTGAGAATAGTATTGATACAGGTAGCAATTTTAATTGGGTCAAAACTAGTTCTGATTATCGGGGATATTGGTATAATGATTTTATCGGAAAATCTTCTATCTCCTGATTTCAGATTATATCTTTCCCAATCAAAGTTTCTTCTGGGTCTCTTAGCTAGTTCTAATATTCCTTCAGGGTTAGATAGTTCTCCTATTGTTACTGGTATTTTATACAAGTTAGTTTTAGGATTAATTGTATTAGTCAATCTATATATACCAGTCTTGATATAAACACTTCCGTCGGCTTCGGGAAACATATTAGATACAGTTGCCCTTACTATATTAGGTAAATCAGGACTAGGAGTAAAACCAAAATACTCAGATGAGAATACAATATGAAATCCTGTTCCTGAAAACAATGGAATAAAGTTATAATCACCTAATTTATCCTGAAGAAATAAGCAAATAGCCAATACACGATTACATAGTTCTTCTATACTATCTTCTCCTTTATCTATATCAAGTATAATAGTATCAATATTATAGTCTCCCATATATCTGGAGGGAGATACTACTGAATCTGGTTCTATATTATCACTCTGATATAGAAAGGTAGAACGATATGCTACTTTTGCATTACTAACGAAGCGATTTATTTCATTAAGAGGGATGAAATGCCCTCTATTAGTTACATCATTCAATACTAGTTCAACATATTCATTCATAATTTCCTTTCTCTAATAAGGAAAGGGATAGACTATTAATCTATCCCTCTCTATTTCATCTTTTCATTTTAAAGTAATTTATACCTAAACATACTTGGTTATCTGTTTTACCCATAGAATATGGAATAACCTTTCCGTGTTCTTTAAAATCATTTGGCGTTGCAAAGAATGTTTTATGCAGTTCATCATCTATTATACAGATGATATTGCAATTAATTGCTTCTAAATACTTTAGAATTGCTTCACTAATTGCATAGCCAGAGTATTTTTTAAAGAAGTGTTTAGAATATTTTCTATGGGAAATATATACTCCATTTGCGATTTCACCAACCTGCTTGCCGTTTATGACAACAGTTTGAAATGCTATCATTGTATCCTCCTATTAAAATGGGACTTCGTAATCAGCTTCAATATTTACATTAGTTGCTTTTGGGGAAGACCCTTGCTTTACATAGGTATCACTATTGAAAATCTTTGTCAATAATGCTGGACTTGAATTAGCAGGTAACATTCTTTTGTACAAGCGAGTATATGTTTTACCATTGCTTTCGTATGGATACAAATAACCTAGCACTTTTAGTGGATTATCTGAATGACTATTGAAAAAGTTTTCAATAGCAGGCACATCTAAATTACCACTGCTATCAAATCCTATCAATCCTATGGCATTAAACAGATTGATAATAGTGAATGCACTACCAGAACTAACAATTTTTCCATTCTCTCTTTTAAAATTACCACCAATAATTTGGCTTAACTCTAATGAGCTACCTTCTGGTATGTAATGTACTTTAATACAGACTTCGTAGAAATCCGATGGGAATGGTTCTATTTTAGTAATAGTAATTACTTGTGCTCCCATTGTAATTTCTTTACTTTTTCCTTTGATACCTAAAACATCATAGTTGTTAGTAGCTTCACTCATTTTAATTCTCCTTTTCTTTATAATTTGTTATTTCGTTCAGGATAGATTGAAAATCAAAGTTCAGGGTTTTACCTGCCAATGCTTTAATTCTACTACCCATTTGTTTTTCGTCATATCCAGCAAATTGAACACAGGGTTTCTTAGCTCCCGCTGGGATATATACATAGCCAATAACGTCGGCTTGTGATATTACTCCTTGAGTTATTCCTTTAGGTAATTCTAGTGTTTGCTGAATCTTATTATCTACAACAACAGAAGGTTTAGCGTGGCAGGTCATAACAAAGCTTCTGCCATATTTTCTCAATAGCATTTGTAATGATTTAATAATGGTTAAAAGATACTTTTTACTCAATGCCCAATCATTTCCGTATGCCGCTTCTCCCATTGCTCTTATTCCTAGTTCAGCACAGACAATTTCTTCTATCCATTCATTGATACGATTAACAGTATCAATAACTACGGTATCATATGGAAACTTATTTGTTTCCAATTGATTTTTTATCCAACTGAATACTTCATTCATTGCATAAACAGGGACAGGGTCTCCTGTTCTTACATAAATATTACGAAGGTCAGGTGGAATAACTTCATAATCAAGTTTCTGTACATCATTTAGAGCCGAATAATCTTTAGCTGATATAGGTACTTTAGATTTACTATGACGATATGGTGGATTTATCATACCCACTATTATCCTATTGCACTCAACGAAGTCAGCACCAAAGTCAGTATCTATCAACAATACACCATCTCTTCCTTTGGGAGAAAAGGATGCTGTTACAGTAGTTTTACCTACTTTGGGTTGACCATAAAACAGCCAAGTAATTCCTTTGGGTAAATCATTATACACAGGTTTTACTTGCTGTACTGTAATGTTTATTGACATAAATAATTCCTTTCATTTATTACGAATATATTAACCAAATAACACAATAAAAATACCTTATACTTGCCTGCAAGAAATAATCTTACAGGCAAGTATTGTATTATTATCTTTTCACCAAGAACATATTAGCGAGATTAAGCACTATGTTTGGTTCATAATACTTATTCTCGATGATGGCAAATGCTTGGTTTGCCATTATACCACTAATGATAGAGGCAGTGAAGATAGTATGCTTCATAGTACAGGGTTCGTCTGGCACTTCGGTAGAAGGACACCAAGTTTTCCAATAGAAATCTTCTTTACCTTTGACAATAGATACACATTGCATTCCTAGTGCACCCATTCTACCATCAATAAAGAACTCTCGATTTGGATTCTTAGTCCATTTCTCAAAAGCTTCTTTTCTTACTTCCATATTATCAGGACAGATAAACACTCGATTATGTAAATCATATTTATCTGTCCACATTGCCGCATTGGCTACTAACTTTTCCGTATCTCCAAAATCTTTTGCTAATTGCTTTAGATGATTTACTTTTTTCTCTTCTGTCTTGTTATTATAGAATAGACCAGTAGATAAATTCCATTCTTCTACTTCATCATTATCCCATATATGGATTCTTTTGAAACCCATTTTACTTAACAATAACAGAAGAAATGAACCTATTCCACCTGCACCTATAATATCAGTATCATCAATAAGTTTTTCCTGATGGATTATATCCTCATTTCTTAAATATCTTCGGTTCATAATATTTCCTTTCTATTGGATTATAACTATAAGGTTCACTGTTAAATAAACTTCCTGTTGATTTTTCAACAAACAAACCAGATTCTCTATTCATTGAAACACAATATTTGTTTTGTTGTTCTTCTAAACTATTTACTTTATTTAGAAACGAAGTATCGAAAATTTCTTTTTTCTCTTCAAACTTTACTACTCCTTTAAATACATATATTTGTCCATTGATTTTCATAGAATACTTTACCGTATATGGTTGAGTATTATGGACAATTAAACTAAAGAATGGAGTTGGAAAGTTAGAAGCATTTTCTACCAATGTATCTATATCTATACTAGAAAATTTACTACCCATACCAAGATTATGATGAGAATGAATTAAACCTAGTATGTTTCCTTTTAGTTCCCCTCGAAATTCGTAGATAGCTTTTCTTATATCTTCACTACTAAACTGAGTACTACCTGCTGTACCCACATTGAGAGGATAGATATTCTTTACCTTTGCTTTAGGATATAAGCAATTAAATAATTCATTAAAATCTGCGGAGTGATTCTCTTTCTCTTTGTCTGTTTCTGAGAAATTCTGAATATCTCCTTGAGAGAAAGTCTTCTCTCGAGATGGTAACTTCTTCTGGTTCTTCATCTCTATTATCATCACTCCGCTCCATTCTGTTGGAAACTTCTTCATTAGATACTGGATTTCTTGGCACGTCTTCTGGCTCAAAGTAAATTCCGCTGATATTGGCAATGTTTTGTATTTTGGTACTAAAATCGTCTGGGTAAAATTGTGGGGTGTTAAGAAGTTCTCGACATCTTTCTTCGATTCTTCTTCCCATTGTTGCATCAATTTCTTCATTATTATTTTTCCCTTCTAATTCAAATGACATAGCTATATAGCTAGCTATATTTGTTGTTGATATTCTTTCTTTACCTTTACTAAGATGTTCTTTTAGTTCTCTCATTTGTCCATACAGTAATTTTTTATGCACTATGTACTTAAAAATATTTTCATACTGTTTTCTACCATCTAAAAATTGTTGTTTAAACCTCTGATGATTTTCAAACGGTTCGATTTCAAATGGACAAAATAGAACATTACTTGCTATGTTTAATAAAGATGTTAATTTTGTGTTTCTATTAACAATAAAATTTACTCTCCTTATTATACTCTTTACTTCTCTAAAGTTTTCTAAAGCTATATACGGGTAAAATCCTACTGTATTACTATAAGTTTTAAGAAAATTACTTAATAAAAGATATACATTACATAAGTTTCCTTTATTTATAGAAACTGAAATATTACTACCTGCTTCACCTAAACAAGGGTCAGCCATTTTAGAAATATGGGGATGCCAATATAATAGGTTATCACAGTAAGAATTAGATGCTTCTGCAAACCAGTAGTTTAAGCCAGGTAATATCTTTGTTTCATATTTACTTATAAACAAATAGTAAGTAAGATTTCTTTGGGCAAAATCCACGTATGTATTAACCTTTAGAATAATATAATTATTTGTTTCACCTATATAAGTACTTGGAAAATACGTTATTTCCCTTTCAAATACTTGTGAAAACTTTGTTGCTGTTGGTTTACGAATAGGGACAATATATGGAATACATACATCGTTTTCCCATTTGAACAAACTTATTTGTTCTGACATACTTTCTCCTGCTTTTTAAGAAAGATTGAGAGGGGATAAAAGATTACTTCTATCCCCTCTTTCTCTACCAATCAACTGTTTTTATTTCCCAGATTTATAGACCATTTGGGTTATCCCTATAATGTCACCCTCTTCTAGGGTAATATCTTCTAAGGGATTATTTTCTTCATCTCTGCGTCCGAGAATGAGTTCATTCCCATTCTCTTTCATAACAGAAACAGTCCGACCATCAAGGTTATATCCTTGCTCGGTTAAGAACTGAATTAATGATGTTTGTTCGGTAGCAACCTGTTGTAGTTGATACCCATTTTCGGATTTTGAAACGAATACGTTCATTTTTTTTCCCTTTCTTTTTTGGTTTTTAGTTTATCTATTTCTTACAGTTCTAATAACTGTTTGAATAGTTCTGATATTCCCCCAGTAGCCTGAGGAACACACTCATTATCCTCATCTTTTAGAGGACAATCTTCACATTCTTTTTCACAATCATTTACAAGAATACAATCCTTGCAATGTTTCTGTTTCATTTTCTTCCTATCTCCTTCTCAAAGTAATCAACCAGACGTTCATTAATAATCATAAACAGTTCTCTATTGAACATTCCCACAATAGTAGATTCGGGTAAATGGTCTTTAAGAAATTGATAGTATTCATCAAGACTTAGTGGTCTGATATTATCAACGAAAAACTTTTCAATAGATTCAAATGTTTCTTGTTCCCAATTAACAAAGGAATCAGGATATTTAGCTTCAATCTCTTTTACAATCTTTGCAATGATTTCATTCATCTTCTTCTCCTTCTGTAAATACAGTTGCGATTGGCATATCTTCGTTAAAATCATTTTCCTCTAATCCTAAAGTAGCACAAAGATTTCTTAGTGTTTCTGGATTAAGGTCACTAAAGTAAATTGGAAACTGTTTCATTTTTATTCTCCTCTTCTGAATCTTTATTCCATAATTCTAAGGCATTACCTAATTGCCATAATGTACTTGCCATTTTAATAGCAAGATTTTGTAGAAATTCTTTAGACTTATCTTTTATAACTTCTTCTTGCTGACTTAGTTCTAAATCTTCAAAGCACACACTCTCCCACTTTTTTGTTTCGGGATTTTGTACTCTGAAATATACTCCTGATAGCTCGATTCGTTCTTTCATTTTATTTCTCCTTAAGGCATTATTCTTTTGTAGTCAAATTCATCATCAATCTCCTGCAATAACTTATCAGCAGAGACAATATTATTTTTATCTAGAATTTTCATTAATTCCACAGCTGGTAATGCGTATCCATAAGTATTGAGAATATAATCTATGATACTATCTTCATCCCCAAGTTCATCTATAAGTTTGTCCAGTTTTTCTTCTGGAGTAAGTCCATCATTTTCATAAATATTATAACGCATATTAACTCCTTTTTAAATAGTTGAAATGGTAAACCGCAAGGAACTAAACCCATTTCCATTTTAATAATAATAAATAATAATCCTTTCAGTTTATATATTTCAGTCGGCTTTACTAAATATTTCCTCAGCCCGATATACAATGGTAAATTTTCTATTACATTCCAATCCTCATCAATAAATGCTCTTAGTATATCATATTCAATCGAGTTACAGAAAGGACATTTTGCTCTTCCTATAACATTATTTTCTATTAATTTTTTTGCCATAAGATTCCTTTCATTTTACTATAATATTATTTGATATTTTGATTCTTTTTATATTCAATCATTTTTATTTCTGTTATTGGTATTTGATACTTAGGTTGTCCTTGTGAATAGCAAGTTATCCAGCCATCGGATTTCTTAAAGGCGGTGCAATAGATAACTTTTTTATCCAGTAATTCAATCCTGATAACATCTTGCCATTCAAATTCTTTTTTTAATCTATAATTTTCAATTAAAAATATTATAGTCATTATAGCAACCGTTAAAATTATCGCCACAAATCTGGCTTTTTTCGCTTTCATTCAAAAATCCTCCTCATATTAGCAAGCCTCAAAGTCATCAATATTCAATACTGTTAGAATCCAATCTCCATTTAAGGTTTTTGCCCATATTTGCCCGTTAAATGTTAAAAGTCTATATCCAGCTTTATCAGCCTCTTCTTGTGCTTCTCTTAATTCACATACCAACCAAACTTTATCTTGCATCCCATTATAAGGGTCAAATATTTTTCTTATTCCTTTACAATAAATCATTTTTAATTCCTTTCTTTAATTAATATTTTAATTACCATTCAGTTATTACTTTTACATCATAACCTTTTTTCTTCATTTCGGACTCGATATATTCACAAAAATCTGGACATCTTTCAGGCGCAGCTTCTTCAATAAACACAATCCAGCTGTAATAATTTTTTTCATTTTTCATTCTCCCTTTTCCATTTTATTTCTAGTTCTATATGTTCATTCTTCTCTCTAAGAAACTTCTTAAAGATTTTCTTGAGGGACACTCTAGCTTTACTAAAATATGGTGGTAGAATATGATGTTCTACCTTAATAAGATTACCTAGATTATCATAATGCCAAACATAAATATAGCGTGCAACCTTTGGCATAGAATTATCAGCAGATAAGCTTAACCCCATACAGAAACCTAATAAAAAGTTAGCGCATTTATAAGGTAGTTCTTTATAATTTCTTAATGGAAAAGAACTATACCTTATGCTAATTTCATTACCATCTATGTTATAATAATACATAACCTACTCCTTTTTCAATTCCATTCCGCTTTCTCATATTCCCAAGAAGCGGAAATAATTTCGTCTGTTATCTTACCTTTTAAATATTTAATAAACTTATACACTGGTGATTCATCACAATCACCCTCTAGACAGTTATACAAATAACATTGAGCATATTTGTATAATTGATATAAGTCTTTAGAATACTTATATATATCTACTATGAAGGGTTCTTCTTTGTATAAATAATCGTATCTCTCCTTCATAGCACGGACATTTAATTTATGTAATTCTTCTATTATTTTTTTTATTTTCATATTTTCGGAATCCTCTTCTTCTATTCCGAAAATTTCTTCCATATCTATTCCAGTATTATTTCTAAAATCAGAAAAATATTTCAAAGACTTTCTTGCCAAAGAAACAACGTTCTTTGGACTTACTACGAAGCACGACATCTTTCTTCTCCTTTTTAAAAAAATTTGGCAGGAAACCACAAGATTCTAAAACCTGCCGTAGTTTAACTTTTGAAAATAATATGGGGTTACTATCTTCAAATAACTCTTTTGGTTTTTTAAAAAGAATATATCCTACATCTATCGAGCGATAGTTCGTTCCCCACAGTATCATTTTGATAATACCACAAGGCATTTTAGGTTTGGGTTGTCAATTTACATATACTACTCCCTGATTAATATATGTGTTAGGACTGTGTTACTTTCTTTACTGCCATATATACTAGTAGCGATGTAATACTTTATCACAGATGGAATAGTTCCTATTTCAGAAGGAATAGCCCTATTAGTTTTATAGTAAGGGGGAAGACAGTATTATCTTACCCTTACTATATTTTCTTTCTTATACCTTATATCTAGTATTAATAATATATATAATATATATAATATATATAATACTAGATATTTGAGGCGTAACATTCGCCCTCGAAAAAATAATGGCATTTCGGTGAACATACATCGCAACCCCACGAACCGCAATAATTACAGTAGGTCGCATACCCGCCAGAGTATGCTTCATACTCTTCTATGGGATTTCCACAATGTCCACAGACCTTATTCCCACAATATTTTTCCATTTTCAATCTCCCTCTTCTATAAAACATATAGAAAATAGAAAAAACTTTAGGCGTTATTCGCCCAAAGTTTCTTCTAGATTCTCGAGACTAGAGACCAATTTCTCTAAGTCTTTTCCGTAATCTGCTGGAAGACAGACATCACTGTCTTGCAATGCACTTAACATCGCCACCCAGCTTTCTAACTGAACAGCGATAGCGTTGTCTAACGCCGCTTTGGCTTGTTCCAACGCCGATGACCGCCGCCCGTTAAAATAATCGTATCTAGGTTGGCTATTGCGAGGATTACTCGCAATACTTACAACCCGTTCATTTAGACGGCGAAGAATGGGATATACCCGTAGAATTTCTACAAAGACACGAACGTCACCTGTGACTTCAAAGACACGTCTGTGACTTTCGTGCCAGACGGCGATTAATTCGCCAGGTTTACGGCTGGCGAATGAAGCGTTCACTGTCCACTGAAGGATTGTAAAAATACTTTCCATATAAATCTCCTTGTTTAAAATTTGAAATATCAAAAGAACAAAAAAAAAGAATTACTTTCCATAAGAAAATTGCTATTGCAATTCCCCGAACGAAGTGAGGTGGGGTGTGATGGTTAGTCACGCTACAAAATAGCATAGTTTTTGAAAGTTTTCTGGATATATAATCTAGGTTTAATGTGAAAAAACTGCGATTAGATGAAGGAAAATGGCGAAAATGGGGGAAAAACCTCTATGAATGCAAAAAATTAGTGATTATTTATAGTTATTTTGCGTTAATTAGGGTATTGATTACCAATTGAGAGCCAAATTTTCTCGATAGTAAATGAAAAGTAATGGGTTTTAAAATCGTTTAGAGCGTTCAAAATTGGTATATGTGGATAATTTTACCAATTAACAAAGAAAATCGCTCCTAGTTAATTCCAGCCCGATTACTTTTTATTCTTTTGATTAGTTTGGTAGTCAATTTGGCACTTGACTAGTTGTAGATGGTGATAGGAGGGTATTAGACATACACTCGGCAAGGGTGTGGGATACAATGTATGACAGGTATCGTAGGATTGGCAAGATACCGATGGATGATGCATTTATTCACGAAGATTTCAATCCTTGCTGTTCCTGTCAGCCCAGTATTGAGCATACAGGTTCAATGCTTACCATAATTCACAGGCAAGTAATTCCTTTATCGGATATAAGTGAAGAGTTAATTATCACAATGTCAAAAAGCGTGTGATAAAATAACTGAATAACACAGAGAAAAGAACTAATTAGGGTAAGATAAGTCCAACTTATTCTTGCAGGTAAGACTAAGTTACAATAAGGTTATTGTAACAAGTGTCATTAGTAGATATATTATTTTCGTTATTTGTTATTAAGGGAAAGAATGCGATTAGAAAAGTACAAAGATAAATATTATCAATTATATACGGTGGAAGAAGCCCATAATTCTGGTATAGCGTACAAGAAAGATTGGCGTAACGCTGAAGAGGGTAATTATGTATTGACAGATGACAATATGGTAGTGCCTGTCTTAAAGATAAAGCGTATAGGTAAAGACAGGGCAATACAGACTCCCACTGGGTTATTTAACATAGATAGAGCAAACACGAAGTTGGACACTAAGCATAGGGCTAACAAAACATCTTTTACCAGCAAGCCTCCTTCTCAAGTAATTAGGGATAGGAAAAATGCTAACAATAGAGAGATAATGTTTGTAAAGTATTTTATTGAGACTGGAGATAGGGTAGAAGCATACTTACGTGCATTTAAGACACAAAACATAGAGATAGCAAAGATTCAAGGTGCTAACTTATTAAAACAAAAGAGGATAGTGAATATGATAATTGACGAAGTCAAATTGGCTTGTAAAAATTTGGGTGTTAATTATGAGTATGTTATTAAGGGCTTCAAAGAGATTTACGAGGATACAGGACAGAAGGGTGCTGATAGGTTAAGAGCCTTAGAGAACTTAGGCAATATCATTAACGCTACTGATAAGGCAAATGTTTTGAGTGGTAATGAGGGATATACAGGTGGAAGACTATCAGGTGGAGAAGAAAGGAAGGGAATACCAAATATGGCAGAGATTCCTGCTGAAGAGATTGAGAATATTCTGGATGATGTTCCAGAAGAAGAAATAATAGAAAGTGGATTATAAAAAAAGGAGAAACTTTATGTCACAAAAACCAGACAAATTGCCCAATATTGTCACAGGTATTAGTGAGGTTCAAGAACTAACTAACATTCTAAAGGGCATTGGAGTTGATTACACTAGTAGGCTTAATACCCTACTATCGTCCTTGAATACTATTGCCATTTTGGCTAATAGTGAAGAGGCTCGTAGAAAACTCAACGTCCCGATAGAAGCCGTAGATAGGTTAGTTGAGGACACGTTGAATCGGGCGACGGTATGCTATTACATAGTTTCGCTAGTAACAAGCATACTACAATCTCCAGATACTTTGGAGAAATCATTAACTACCCTTAAGAGTGCTGTGAGAGCGGGATATTTTATTGATGCTAAAGAAGAGTTGCGAAAAGAACCTGACGAACAGGTTGAGAATCTAGGTTGTCAACCCGAAGCCGATGAAGAGCAACCTGAAGTTGATGCAAATCAGCCTGGTGATATTGATGCAAATCAACCCGAAGTCGTAGGGCAAGCAACTGATAAAAAACAATAAGTAAAAGGAGAAAAAGATGTTTGGTAAAAAGAAAAGACGTTTAAGAGAAGAGACTGTGAATTTTATTCTAGACTCCATTCTTAAATTGTCTGAATCGGTTTTGGAATTAACCTTGCTTATAAGGCGTAACAGAGAAATTGCGCAGAATGAAAGCAACATCCAAACGGTTACTATTAGTAGGATGTGGGATGTGATTGAGGATATTAAAAAGACCATTGCAGAAAAGGAGGTTTCTGAAAATGAACAACTTTTTAATTCCAGTCCGAGAAAACCTCGTACGCCAGCAAATAAGAAATGTGCTGGTGCTGGTGCGTGTAGTGAACCAACTCCGAGAAAGTCCAACCTAAAGGTGGGTAGGAATACTAACCAACTTATGGGTGGCGGAATAAAGGCATAACAAGAATGGGCGGATATAGGTTTCCAAAAGATAAAGAAGAATTTTTATTGCGAGAGGCATATAATAATCTTATTGTCTTTGGTAAACTATTTCTGCCAGGTGACTTTCTAAAAAGTGAGACACCAGCATTTCACTATGTTGTAGCTAAAGGCTTATTGGAAAAATCTACAAAACCACTTGCTATTATTATTCCAAGAGGTCACGGCAAAACAACGCTGGTACGTGCCAAGATACTGCACGATATATGTTATTGTAAGAAAGCAAAGGAATGGGGGTTGTCTGACGATGACGACCCCCTCTTTTATGGGTGGGTTTCATCTACTCAAAGAAAGTCTATGAATAATATCAAATACATTAGGTTGCACGCTGAAAGCAATCTGATTATGAGATATTATTTTGGTGATTTATCGGGTAGGGATAAGAGAGGATTTGTATGGGGAAGAGAGGATTTAGAGTTTTCAAATCGGTGTAGTTTAGTATCCCGTTCTAACTTATCAAGCTTGCGTGGTGAGAATGCCGCAGACGTAAGTGCTGGGGCTATTCGTTATTCGGGAGTTTTCCTTGATGATACCGAGAACGAAGCCAACACTCGGACGGCTTCGGCTCGTGAGAACCTTGCCCTAACAATAATGGATGGAATCTTCCCATCAGTTGACGTTCACAAAGGACGTGTTTATTTTGTAGGAACTCCCGTACACTACGCATCCTTCTGCCAGAAGATACTGGATTCGTATTATAAGCACAAAGAAGAAGGCACGCTTGATAAATTTATGTGGGAGGTTATTACCTTTAAAGCCACGCAACCCAAAGCACCTGGCGGTGTTTTGTGGAATAGTTATATCCCACGTAGCGTATTGGATAGAATCAAACTTACTTATGCACAATCACCACGAGGTATAGCAGGTTACTATCAGGAATATGAATTAGAGATTCAGAATGCTGAATTTGCGCTTTGGAATCGTAATCACTTACGTTACTGGGATGGATACTTTACTATCGAGGATGGGGTAAAGTATATTGTAAAGGATGGAGAGCATATCCTTGTTAATACCTTTATAGGTTGTGACCCTGCTACTGACATAAAGTCAAAGGCATCCAATTATTCTGTTATTATGGCAATTGCTATTGACAAAGATAACAACGGGTATGTCTTAGAATATGTTAGGAAGCGGTATATTCCTTCATTGGCTATCAGAAATGCTAATGGTGAAATAGAATCTGGTGCTACTTGGGGAGTAGTGGATTACATCTTTGATATGGCAGTAAGATATGATGTTAATTCAGTAGTTGTTGAAGATGTAGCAATGAATAGAACTATTCTAAACGATTATTTATATGAATGTAAGCGTCGTAATACTTTTAAATACGGACTAATAGGAGTAAAGCCTGGCGGTACAAATAAAGTTAATCGTATCTATTCGGTGATGAATAATAGATTTGCTTCTGGGTCTGTGTATTTGAAAGATGGAATGTATGAACTTGAGAATGAAATACTTACTCTAGGAGATAAAATGGCGTATGATGACCTTGTAGATGCGTTGACGTATGCTTTTATGAAAAGCTATCCGCCTAGTAATTATGTCTATAATAAGAACAAAGTATTAGTAAAGAAAAAACCTGTTGCTAAGAATTGGATGGCGGCGTAGAGATGGACGGAAAAGAGATAAAAATATTATACGATTTGGCTAATAACAAGTTACGAACCAAGTGGTTAGCCGTTGGACAGCGTAATATGGATTATTTCTTGAATATCCAATTAACACCACAGGTTATTGCAAGGCTTAAAAAGGCTGGGATGCCTACCTTTGTAATTAACAAGATTACTCCTGCGGTTGAGCTGATGAAATACTTTGTTACTGCTGGAACACCACGTTGGCAAGTTGTGGGATTGGAAGAAAGTGATACAGATGTAGCTCATATTCCTACCGTCGTAGCAGAGTATTGTTTAAATCTTTCTAGTTGGCGAGTAGTATTTAGTAGAGTGGTATCCGATGCTATTATAAGGGGGGCAGGATATTTCTGGGTTATGGTTGACCCAGACTTAGATGATGGGATGGGAGAGGTATTAATTAAAGATTTACACCCTAGAGATGTCTTCTGGGATATACGTTCTCGGGATTTCTTTAGACGGGATGCAATGTATTGTGGCATAAGAAAAATCTTTTCTAAAGCCCAATTAATGCAAATGTATCCCGAGCATAAGGAACTAATAAAGCAAGCCAATACGATTGATAGCGAAGATAGTTTAATATCTAGTATTGGTGCTACCACTACTGCGCCCGATGGCACTGAAGAAGTAGAAGAGGTTAATCCTGGCGATATTGATAATGGCGATATTGATAATATTGATACTGGTTATTCCTATGATAATATTGATACTGGTTATTCCTATGATGTTCAGGATACTGATATATTACGATATAGTGTAGGAGATTCTGATTGGGATACTTTAATAGAGTATTTTCATATCTATCTAAAAGAGAAGAAACCCATTCATAGGATTACATATTACGTTGTTAAATCAGAAGAAGAAATTAAAGCCATTACTCAGCAATATACTCAAGAGTTCAATAAAATTGCTGAAGAGGGTAAGGTAAATATTGGTGACCAACTAGCCCAGCTAAAACAGGCTTTAGAGGCTGGTGAAATTACTCAAGAACGTTTTCAGTTTGAATCTAAGAGAATACAAGAAGAGTATGCTCAGAAGCTACAAGAGGTTCAAGATGAATTAAAACAGAAAATAGCCGAGTATTCAGTAGAGATTAAAACTGAGAAGTTTACAGAGAAAGAATATAATCAGTTAAAGAAATCGCCTGAATTTGTATCTACTATTATTGATGAAATAAAATACTACGCTACTGTTATTAAAGAAGTTACAGCAATAGGAGATAAGATATTAACTCAACGTTATCTTGATGACCGTATTACTGAATATCCGATAGTACAGTTACCGTATATAGATACAGGATGCCCATTCCCAATGGCGTATGTTACTATGTTAGTAGGTAAACAGGATGAGATTAATAAAGGTCATCAAATTACTATTCATAATGCTAACTTAGGGTCGGGATTGCGTTGGATGTATGATGAAGGTTCTATTGACCCAGATGTTTGGGAAATGTATTCGTCTTCGGTAGGTGCTTTGTTGCCTGTTCATACTGGAATGCAACATCCTATTCCTATAATGCCAGTTCCTATTTCTAATGGTTTTATCCAATTAGTCCAAGAGAGTAAGTATGATTTTGAAGACCAGTCTGGTATGTTTAGAACTATGGCTGGTGGTCAAGATAGTAATACTCAGACATATCGAGGATTATTAGCATTAGACGAATTTGGTACAAGACGGATAAAACAGTGGGTTATTAATGTTGTAGAACCTGTATTAACCTATTTAGGAAAAGTATTCCATTCAGTAGCGCAGTCCACTTACTCAGCATACAAGGTAATGCGTATTGTTCAACCAAATAATCAGTCTAAAACAGTAGAAATTAATATTCCTATCTACAATGATTATGGCGAGGCAGTAGAAAAGTCTATGAATTATAGTGAAATGAAGTTTGATATAGCCTTCGTAGCTGGTTCTACTCAACCTATTAACAGGTGGGCATTATTAGACGAATACTTTAAGTGGTTTCAGGCTGGTATTATTGATGATATTGCCTTCTTGGGTGAGACTGATATACGCAATAAGGAAAAGATTATTCAACGCAAATCCACATACAGTCAACTAATAGCTAATATTGATGAACTGAACAAGATGGTAAAAGATTTACAGAGTAGGAATAAAGCACTAGAAAATCAATTAGTTAATTATTCGATAAAAGATAAAGCTTCTACGGTAGGAGATAGATTGAACAAGCAATATATGGAAACTGCTTATCAACAGAAACTCTTACGTGGATTAATGAAAGGTAATGCCCGTGTAAAGAATCAAGAAATTCAGAATACAGTTAATTCTATTCTTCAGAACTTTAGTGGGCAGATGCAAGTAGAAGCTGAGAAACAAAAAATACAGATGCAGAATAGCGGTAATGCCGCAACTGCACAAAATAGAAGTCAGGAGACTAACCCTCCCCCGACTGAAGAAAATAACAACCCCCTAACAGAGGAGACAAACAATGAGTGATGAGTTTTTGGATGGTAACACATCCGATTTAGGTGGTAACACACCTTTTGGTGATAACACACCAGGTTTTGGTGATGATTTTGGAGATGATTCCGACGACGTGTTCGGCGATGATTTTTCAGATTTATCACAAACAGGACAAAATGATGATGACGATTTAGAAGATTCTGATTTCCAAGATGATGATGATGCGGCAAATATGGGGGGGAATCAGAAGAAGTCTAAACCAGTCAACTGGAAAAAGCGGTATCTGGATTCTTCTCGTGAAGCCAAACGTTTGTATGGCGAACTACAAGGAATCAAGCAAGCAATGCCGTTGATAAGTGCCGTACAGGCTAATCCCCAATTTGCTGAATATGTTCAACAATTTTTTAACAAAGGGAATCAGGGTCAGGATACGCTGGATTTGCCTGATGATTTTCAATTTGATGCCGATGAGGCATTTAAAAATCCGCAATCTCCATCTGGACAGGTTCTAAATAAGATAATTGAATCTCGTGCCAATCAAATCATTGAGAAACGCTTAGAAGCTGAAAAAGCAAAAACACAAGCGCAAAGAGTGGAACAAGACTTGGTAAACAAGTTTAAAATAACACCACAACAACTGGCAGAGATAAAACAATGGGCTTCTAAAAGAACTATTACTCCTGATGATATATACTTTTTGTATTTAAAGGAGAAAGGTTTATTGCAGAAGAACATTCATAATTCAATAATCCAAGACCAACGAAGACAATCTTCTAATGTACAAAGAGCTCCCCGTAGTGCCGCTACGCTGGAGAGTATGAACTCTGACGATATAGATAGAGATACGGCGGCATTTAATACAATTTTAAAATCAACAGGACAAAGTATGCGTAAACTTCTCGACGTCTGATTCTCTAATTAGACAGGAGAGAATGTTATGGCTACAAATTTAACGTTCGAGGGTGTACAAAACGCCCCACAATATATTGGCAATGTGCCTAATATCAATTTAGGCGACCAATATAAACCCTATGAGTTTGGTAAGAAATTATCGCAACTTAATATTGCTTCAGACCCGTTTTTTCGATTCGTCTCAAAACTCAGAAAAGAACCAGTAGCGGCTACTGAATATGTTTACACGGAAGAGCGTCCCAGTTTTTGCCGTAGGTATGCTTATGCTGTTGGTTGGAAACACGGTGAAGAAACGAGTTTTGTTGTTACTAGCAAAACTTTTGGTAGTGAAAATATCGTAGAGGGTAGTGCTATTAGTCTTAAATTGGCTGGTGACTATAAGACTGTTGGTAATATTACTAACGTATATGGTCAGGCTACCAATAAGATTAATATTGGTGCTGATGGAACTACTCCACGTTGGGTTATTCCCAATATTCTACTGCGAGTTCCTCTAAAACCCGAAGCAAAAAATTTACCAACTGACCCTTATAGCGCAACAGTTGCCACTGACTATATGACTGTATTAGTGCAAAGTGTTGGTGGTACTGCGCCTTATGTAGAGGTTACTGGTATTGTTGTTAGAGTTCCTAAAAATGGGACTTATGTATTAACTACACTATTAACCCCAACCGTAGTTGATGAAGTTACCACTCAAAATGTAATTTCTGAAACGTATGGGATACATCCCGCTATGCTAGAGGCACTGAGAACAACTGTTCAAGGTACTGCGTTTGGTGCTGGTACGGGAGTGCCAGAGACTTGGGCGGATACTCCATACATTAATGGATATGCGATGACTCAAATTCTAAAGACCTTTTGCGCTATGGATAATTCTAGTAGGGCGAATGAAATGAGGTTCTTTAAGAATGAGTATGCCCGTATTTGGGGTAATAAACTAATCGAGCATAAATGGGATTTGGAACAAATTGGACTTTTTAGTTCACTTGGTAGAGATGCCAATGGCAATAGGCATACTGAAGGTGCGCTTAATTACATTATGAAAAACTCCAATGTTTTTTCGTTGAATTATGCTACTACTTATGCCGATGATTTATTTGAGCATCTTTCAATTATGCTTGACCCACGTTATAATAGTGTTGTCCCGACTTTATTCTTTGTTTCAACCCTGACTTACAACTGGATGAATAGGTTGGCTGGGCTGTATAAGAATAATATTACCATTGCAGGGAATAATATTGTTACACCAGATTTTGCTCTAACAAATAGAACTCAAATTCTTGGTGTGCCAACTGATGTTTTTGCAACTCCTAAAGGGCGTATTAAAGTTATTATTAATCCGCACCTTGACGGAACACCTGTTAAGATGTTGGGTATTAACTTGAACGGTGTGAAATATCGTCCGTTGGTTGGCAATGGTATTAATCGTGATACCAAAGTCTATCCTGGAGTTAAGTCTTTGGAAAAAGACGGCACTGATATTCAAGGCGATTTGATTCTTACGGAAGCCAGCTTTGAATGGAGCTTGCGTGAGACGCACGCCGTTTGGATATAAATCTTTAGGCTACCGACACTTGGGAGTAAGGGGGGAAGTTCTCTTCCCCTCATTTCGCCAACCTGAAATGGAGAGGAAATAATATGACAATAGGTGAAATATATTCAATAGTTAAGCAAAGCATTCCTAATATTGCGTTAGCCTCAGTGGTTGAAAAGATAAATGCCGCCCTGATAGAAATGTCTCCTAACCTGAAAAGAAAAGTCTTTGTTACTTACAATATTACTGCTAATTGTACTACTTATGAATTACCCAAGAACTGTATTTCTGTTCTTTCTGTTGATATATATGTAAACAATGCGTATAAAAAAATATCGAGATTTTATGATGACGGGATTATTCCTGTTGGAGATAGTGTTACACCGCTTGAAAATGTTACTGAATGGGAAAGTGTAAAAAATACTAACTATGCGTATTGTATATTAAATGATTCTGTTCAGTTATTTCAGATTAGTGGTGGAAAGTTAATAGCTCCTACCGAATCTTACGCTGGTGCATTGAAAGTAAAATATACTGCTAGACCAAATATGTTGGATATTGTTAGTATTACCAATGATACTGAACCAGATGTACCCCAAATATTACATACGGCTATTATTGATTATGTATTGTTTGAATGCTATATGGAGCTAGTATCCACTGTTAATGGAGAAAAGGAAATTTATACTCGTAGTCAATATCTTAATACTGCTAATGTGTATTATTCTAAATACGTGAATAAAATGAGACTGTTCAATGGCGGACAAATATCCCCCGAGGCACGTATCGCAAAATCTCCATCACCAATTACATCGTTGAGGTAACTATGAAAGATATACTTGCTAGTATTGCAACTTACGTCGGAGGTGAACAGGATGAGGAACTGAATATTGTTTATAACAATTTTAAGTTCAGTAAAGGAATGGCAGAACAATGGTTGCAAGATGGAGTTCGGATAATAATAAATGAGGTGCATCCTTCGGTATTATTGTCTTTATCTAAGAGTAAAGATATAATTACTAATCCAACTGATTTATCCACGTTATTGGGTAACATTGACTACAAGATAGTCTCGGTATTAAGATATTGTGGTAATTATAAGTATGTTTGTAGAGAGATATTACCCTCTCAAATAGCAGACATAACAAATAAGTATTCGTTATCTTATGCTACCGCATTAGACCCAGCATTCTGTACCAGAGAAAATGTATTAACTATCTATCCCGAAGCTAATGGATTAGTAGGGCAAGTGATTGGTGAGTTGCATTATATCCAAGTTCCTACTGTTAATTTGGCAGAAAGTAATTCTATTTTTAGTGCTGACTTTGAAGCGTTAAATAGGCTATTGGTGATTTATGGAGCGGCTAGGCTGTATAGAGAATGTAGCGTTGGATTATTAAACGAGATAAAGAATAGTGCTAGTGAAATCATTATCGAAGAATTTGACCCATTATTGAAATTATACGAAAAGGTGGGAAACGATAATGTAAAGAGATATTCTGTTCGTAAAGAAAATTTAGATAGAATATTTGGTGAAAATTATACAGCACTTAGTCTTGTTGAAGATGTTGATGGGATTTTATTTCCTGGCGAAGGAACAGAAAAAGAATCAATAGATAGTATTTGGGAAACGATACAAACCGCTAGTTCGCTATTTAATAAAACTAATGAAACTGGTATATCAGGAAAGGTATCTGCATTTGATACTGAAAATGGTATCTTGAAAACTGATTTAGCAGTGCCATCTGTAACAGCACCTTACTCATCTAACGTAATCTTTTCCCCTTCTGTTAGTGCTCCTTCAGATATTACTGTAAGTCAAGATGAGGTTTTTGGAGAAGGTGTACAGGGGGGAAATCCAATAGATTTATACGCTACTGATTATAATGGCATTATTAATTTTGATATTTTAACACCCTTTAGTGGTACTGGTTTTAGCTTTGGTAGTACTTCATCTGGATATATTAAGAATTTTAATGATGCTTTAAGTCTGGATGATTTAGAGAAAGCTAGTATTTACATAGCCGATATTACTCAACAAGCTAATGCTTTTACAGCTGAAGTACAGGAAAGAATTGGTATTCTATCTCAGAAAGTAGAAGCTTTTACAGCTCTTATGAATCAGAGAGTTCAGCTCGCTATGAATAAAGTACAGCAAGAAGTTAATGCGGCATTAGGGGTGCAACAGAATAAAACTCAAGCATTTATAGCGCAAACCAATACAGCGCTACAATATGAGTTAGGTACACTTCAGAGTAATGTCCAGAGATATAATGCCGAGTTTAGTGGAACTGTTCAGCACAACTTAGCGGTTCTGCAAAATAAGACTCAAGCTTATCTAAATGAAATCCAACAAAGTGTTCAGTTGTATCTTGGTGAAATTGAGAGAAAGGCTAGTGTCTATACTGGTTTTAAACAAATACTAATGCAAGCTAAGATGCAGGAATTTCAGGCTAGAATCCAGCAAGCACTTGGCGAATTACAATTAAAAGTTAATGAGTATTTAACATTAACCAATAATCAAGTGCAGGCTGATATGGCATTGATTCAGAATTATATGGCATCTCATCAACTATCAGTAACGGCTTCGATAAGCAAATTTCAGGGATTGGCGAATTTACTACAAGGTGGTCAGTATTATTTAAGTCTATACAATGAGACTTTGAAAGAATTTAATGATGCTGTTCAAAAATATAGAAGATAAAGAAAGGAGTAATTATGACAAATTACGTTGACCCAGCCCTTATGACTGAGTTTTACAACAAACGGTATGATATGATTTATACCGATGAGAAAGGTGAAGAACATATTATTCCTGTCCCACGCAAGAAAATTAAATATAAGTTAAGTTTGGGCTGGAAATTAGTTCCCACAGAAGAGCCGATATTTTTCGATTATGAAACTTATGCGGCACATATAGCAACACAAGAAACAAATAAGGAAAAGGAGTAAACTATGGCTGAT